CCCTGGAATCAGGTCACCGAGCCAATCAAACCGGGCGCGTCAGGCGTCCAATGCCGGGGCGATGCTGGTGATGGCGTAGCCGAAGGTGTAGTATTCCGTGTCCATTGGCTTCGCAAAACTGTCCACTGGACCATAGGTGATCTTCTCGGGAAGCGTCCAGCCGTCGACAATCGAAGGGCTGGTGATGCTGTTTGACTTGGAATCCGTGCCGATGAGCACCTCGGCGCCGTCGACGGTCTTGTAGAAGCTGACGGTGATGGTGTACTCGTAGGTGCGCCCGGTCCAAATCAGCTGGGCCGCCGTGTCAGCCCCGCCTTCCGCGACGGCATTGTTCTGCCCCATCGAGAAGATGGATTGGAGATAGACTGTCGACGGTGCAGGGTCCTCGGGATACGCCTCCTGCACGGTGGGCACAAAGACATTGTCCTGGTTCGGGCGGTCGACGGCGACCTCAAATGGGTTGTCCTTCGTGGGCCAGTAGACGCCGACGTAGTTTTGGCTCGCATCGTAATCATGCGACATACCCTTTATCCATCCATAGAAGGCCCAGCTCAGCTTGCCTGTCTGATCCGGAATGACGCCCTGTGGCGGCGTGACCTTGCGGCCCTGCGCATAGCCCAGGATGAGGTTGGCGATGCTGACGCCCTTCGGCAGCCCTCGCACGTTTGCGAAGATGCTGGAGACGCTTTCCTGCGACTCAAGCAGCCATGCCCGCTCGGTTCTCGAATCTGTTGAGCCGTCGCCAGCGGCGATGAACGAATCGGTCTCGACGTTGGGCTTAACGCCGGCCGTGGAACCCCTCGATTGAACGAACCATCTGTAGGCGTAGCCGTTGTAGGTGCATGTCTGGCCGTAGGTGTAGGACAAGGTCTTGTCCCATGGCTGACCGTCCGCGTAGGCCATGTCAGCGGGAGGTGAACGTCCAGGCAGCCGTGTCCGAGCCGGGCTTGACGCGGGTCACCACCTGCGAGGAATAGACGAACTGGTTGATGGACGAGACCCTAAGGCCCCCGTCTGTCTTGCAGGTTATGGACGCGAGCTGCAGGTAGCCGTTCGTGTCCGTGTTCTGGATGGCCTCCTCGTTGTCGACGACGACTACCTCGACCGTGGATGGGAAGAACTTGACGCCGTCCTTCGTGACCTTGAGGGCCACGATCTTCTTGCCGCCGGAGCCGACCGATGTGAAGTTGAGCTTCGGGGGCGTGTCGGCGTCGAGGTAGGTAGAGCTGATCTTGGGCACGAAGTTGTTGCATGTGCCGGCGCGGACGTAGACATCGTAGCCTGAGGTGGCCTTTTGAACGGTGACCTTGAACGGGTAGTCCAACTCTGCGCCACCCGAGCCTGGCTCGATGACCAGGGAAACGCAGTCGGCACCCTCGTGGATGTCATACCCGACGCCCTTGACCAGTCGCTTCATCATTTCTTGAGGTTGGTGCGCTTGGGACGGCCCTGCGTGGCGAAAGGATAGATGTCTGTGTCGAATCCGTCTGCCGAGAACAGGATCTCATAGGACACCTTCATGAGCGTGCCGAAGTACTCGACGCTGATGCCGTTCAACAGCAGCTGCGGGGACTCATCCGGAGCGGACCAGGCGCCAATAATGGAGTTACCATCACCGCCGAGTGCGTTTAGGCCGACGACAAGCTGGTAGTTCTTCCATTGCCCATCGGCCGATGACGTGCAGGAAGAGTCGAACAGGGTCTTCGCGACCTTCGTGTCCTTCGTGTAAAAGAACCCTGTGATGGCGAATGTTGGGACGTAGTAGGAACGGACGCCGTATTTCTTGTAGTCCGTGTCGCAGAACGCCTTGAAACTTCCGTCGTCGTTGAAGACGGCCCCGTTCAACTCGCTTCCCTTCTTGCCGCCGATCGTGGTGTTGAACGTGGGGAAGGTGCTGATTGGCTCCGTGGTCGTGGCTCCGCGGCCTGAGACATGCGGGCTGGTCATGTTGCCCTGGGCGATTCCGATGTATTCTGCCGTGACGACCATGAGGCCGTTTGAGTTCATCGAGGTAGACGACCTGTGGCACGCGAGACGGCTGTCCTTCTGGAACAAGTCGCCGCGCTTCGGGGCCGAGCTGAGGGCGTTCGGGCCGTCTCCGGCGGTCGTGCCCGCGTTGTTACCGTGCGACTTGATGTAGGTCGCCGTGCAAGTGAGGAGGCCGAACCCATCGTTCTCGATGGTCCAGCCGGGCTGGAGCACCAGGGAGCCGAGACTGTCGCCTTTTGTTACGCGGTTGGTGGGCATTGTGAATCAGCGGGCGGGACGGATGAATCGTTCCATCATGGTCTTGCCTGTCGTCCTGCGGATGGCGTCGGCGTCTGCCTCGATGGTGTTGACCTTGCTCATGTCGGTTCCTCCGACGGGCGGGGCCTTGGGCGCGGTGTCCGGGGAGGTGTTGCTCGCGATCTTCTCCAGCTGGACTAGCTGCTGCTCCTCGATGGGCTTTGCGATGGGCGTGGGGAATCCGCGGAACGACGCGGCGCCGACGGCTGCCATGGACGAGACCTCGCCGGCACCTGTCTTCGCGGTCTCGGATGTCTTGGCACCGATCTTTAGCAGGTTCGCGGCCATGGTCGCGCTGGTCGCCTTCTGCGCAGCGGTCTGCGGAGGGGCCTTAGTGTCGGGCTCGACAAGCAATCCTGCGACGCGCCCTGCGGCCTCGGTTCCAAGCGCTTTCACGAACTGTCCGAACTGCGAGAGCTTGGTCCCGAGCTTGTCCAGGTTCTCGGCTGACTTCTGGCCGATGGTGGCCGTGCTCGCCATGAGAGTGTTGAACTGGCCGTAGTTCTCAAGGATCGGGACGAGGGAGGTTGAGATCTTGTCTCCGAAGACGCGGCTCGCCACGGCGAACTTCTCCTCCTCGGAGGTGGCGCCCTTGATTGCCTCGCCGATGCGCTCCCAGACCTCGGCCTGCTTCACGTTGCGGTTGAGGATGTCGGCATCCGAGAAGCCGAGGGCCTTGAGCGTGTCCATCTCGGGGCCGGCCTTCTTCGTGGCCGCGGCGTCGAGCAGCTTGTTCACGTCCTTCATCGCCTTCGCGATTTCCTCGACGGAGGAGCCGTAGTCCTCGGCGGCGAACTTGAGCTTCTGGTAGACCTCGACTGATAAACCCAGCCGGGCCGCTTGGTCGGCGATGTCGCCCGCCTCGCTGATGACCTGTGTGACCTTTTGCACCGTGGCGAGAACGGCGGTCACGCGGCCCACGGCCATCGTCAGACTGCTGCCGATGTTCTTGCTGAACTTCTGCATCGACTTCTCCACGTTGCCCATGGTCGCGGTCGCCTTGTCGTTGGCGACGATGTCGAACTGCATTGCTCTGCTCATTGTGCGGGAGGGGGGCTTCCTACCCTTGAAAGGTCGTCAAGCAGGGCCTCGTCCTCGGAGGTGAGCACGTCCAGGCGCGCGCCGTTCGAGATGCTGACGGACGTGGATAGCCAGATCGCCTGCGCCTCGGGGAGGTTAAGCGCCTCCTCCAGCGTGTGCCCGTTCTTCGTGAGGTTCGTGATGATGGACAGCGCCCAGGGGACGCCGTTGTTCCGTCCGCCCTCGCCATGCGTCTCGGCCCGTTCCCAGAACTTCGGCCAGCAGTCCATTCGGATGTGGCGCCTGATGGCGTCGAGCGCTGCGCAATGGTTCGCCGGCTGGGCGAGCTTGGCGGCCTCCCACTTGTCCCGCCATGTCGGGTCGCCCACGGGCTTCTCGGCGCACACCCTGGCGAAGAATAGGATGTCGGCTGGGGTCATGTCGGCCCCCGTAGTCACGGGATGGTCTAGGGCGGTCAGCCAAAGCCGATGCTTGAGGCACCATGGGTAAAGGTCGTACCCGCACAACCTAGTCGCCTTTGGGGTCAGAAATGCCTTTAGAAACCGTTTGTCCATTCAAGAGGGTCAGGACACCTATGAACCATCAAAACGCCTCCAAAGGCAAGCCAGATGGCAAAAACAATGGCTCCCGTAGGAGCCAAAGCGTCCGGGTATTCCCAGACCGAAAATTAGGAGTAGGACGAGATGCCCTCGTAGGAGGTCGCCGAGATGGACACCAGGGAGAAGCCCTTGTTCTGGCCCCTGTCCTCGATGCGGGTCACGACTCCGTCAAAGGTAATCTCGTTGCCCGTGAACTGCAGGCGGTCGCCGACGGCGAGGGAGAACGTGGACGACTGCAGGACGCCCTCGATGCTGATCTCGTTCGTGCGGCCGTCGAGGCGATGGGTCACAGTCTTGCCGGTCTCATCGGCCACCGTGTCATTCAGCTCGAAGGAGCGGGTGATGGTGTAGCTCTGGACGGTGATGTTCGCCGGGACGTTGACGCCGGGGGAAATGCCGTAGACGTGTGCCGTGCCTTTAGTGACTGCAGCCATGGTTGTTCACCCTTGGGAGGGTGTCAAGACGGTCAGGCGGGGAGCACGATCAGCACCGAGTAGGTCGCCATGGTGCCCAGGGCGCGGTCGCCCTTGCCGTCGTCCACCGTGTCGGCGATGGCGTCATAGCACGTGGCGTCCCCCTGCGAGGTGAATACGGCCTTTAGAGCAGTCACGTCCTGCATGGCCCCGAGCATGGCAGCAGAGCGGTCGCGGTGGCTCGTCAGCGCCGAGGAGGCGTCGGCCGAGGTGTACAGCTCAAGCGTCACCGTGCAAGAGTAGTTGCCCATGCCGCCCGGAATCTCGGGAGGGTTCGCCACGGAGGAGCAGTTGACGACGAGCGAGGGCAGGGCGTCGGTGGCGACCTCGATGCCCTTGTAGATGTTCACGCCCGAGAGCTCGGTCTGGGCGGAAAGGTGCGCCTGGATGGCGGACTCGACGATTTCTCGGACGGATTTGGTTGCCATGTTAAGGGGTGCCCGGAGGGACGTTGCGGTTCCAGTTGCGGACGATGCGGTCGGCGTACACCTGGTACGGCCGCTTGGAGATGGCGCCCTGCCGCTCGGCGACTACAAGCGCGAAGGTCTTGGTGCGGAGGCCCGCTCCGTCGTTGTCCCCGATGGTGTTTGTGATGCTGATTCGCTTGGTCTGGCTGGCGAGGTTGGCGACCAGCACGCCGTTGCCAGCGTGGCGGGTGATGTACTTGGGCAGGCCCTTGGCACCGGCATCGACAAGGCGGCCGAAGATCATGAGACCACGTCCGTGCTTGGAGATGATTTCCCACCAGCCGGACTTCAATTTTCCGACTTGAAGCGAGCGTATCTTGACGTACTGCCGAATCAGCGAGTCCTTCACGATGTAGGGGTAGCGCTTGATCTGCTTGCTCGGGCGGCCCTCGCGGGTGACGCGGCCGTTCTTGCGCTGGCCGTTGTGGATGACGCGCATCTGGCCCATGTTCTTGATTTCCTTGGACTGCGACGGCTTGCCCTTGAAGATGTTGGACGCCTTCTGGAACGCGCGGTCAGGGTCGGGGTCGTAGTAGATCTTCGTCAGCAGGGTCGAGGACGAGCTGATGAACGGGCGTTTGCGCCATGCGTTGAACGCGGCCTTCTGGTTCGTGGAGCCGCTGGCAAAGACCGACGGTAGCGTGGCGCCTTTCGGGGCGAAGATGGCCCGCACGTCCTTGTCGATGGCTCGCTCGCCCATCTTTCCGGCGGCGGCCTTGTCACCCTGCCCGCCCGTGGCGACGAGCGGAGGGGCATACTTTAGCGCGGCGCGGGCGGTGAGACACGCCTCTTGCTTTAGCAAGTCGCCCGTCAGTTTTCCGAGGTACTCGGTGAACTTGTTGAAGTCGCCGCGAATCTTGGACGAGCGGACGTTGACGGAGAAACCGATCATCGGTCGTCCTGGGCGCGGACCTGCAGCTCGACCCAAGCGCTTCCCGGCTTGTAGGAGATGCCCTCGACCCGGTACTGGCGGTTTCCCTGCTCCGTGGCGACGAGCGTCTTTCCGATGGCGAGCGAGGAGACGGGCGAGCCCGAGGATATGGCGGCGGCGCAAGTCGAGCCGTAGGCCGTCGTCCACGATGCCGACGCGGCGACCACGCGGCAGGAGTGCGAGACCTTGTCGATGAAGCCGCCCTCGGTCAGTTCCTGCGTGATCGTCGGGCCGTCGATGAGCACCTGGAAGGAGGGGGTGCCGCCCACGGCGGTCCACGTCTGAGCGAGGTCGGCCATGTCCCCCATGATGTCCTTGGCGTCGGAGATGAGCTCGGATTGAAGCATGGCGGTGTCTACCCTTGGAACGTAGTCAAAAAAAGAGGGCCCCCGCAGGGGCCCCCGTTTCAGTTATCCCTAAACCGCTTAGGCGGTCTTCAGGCGGACGAGCGAACCGGCGCGGCCGACCGCGGCGCCGAAGAGCAGCGTGGCGGTGATGTTGTACAGACCGCTCTGCTCCTGGCCCATGATGACCTGGACCGAGAGACCCGTGTCGGGGTCGGTCGCGTTGGCGACTTCCCAGCCCGGGATTTCGGTCAGAGGCAGGGCGCTGGCCACCGCGATGGCGTCGGCTCCGCACGAGAAACCGGCCAGGTTCTCGGAGTTGGCGGGCAGACCGGCGAACTGGTAGACGTTCGCGCCGGCGAGCTGGCCGATGTTGCCGCTCTGGATCACGTTCGCGCCGAAGCCGTTGGCGCCGACGATGGACGAGTCGCCACGGAGGTCGGCGATGTACTTGCTGTTCAGGACGAGGGCGCGGGGCTGGGCGGCACCGGCGTCGTCGAGGGTCTTCTGCGAAGCGACGGCCTCGGCGTAGGACAGATCAGCGCCGGTGGTGGTGCTGGTGCTGTAGTTGGCAGCGACCACGAGGGCGGCGACCTCATCGAGGCACTTCTGCGAGAGCGCGTTGGCGGCGGTCACGGCGAAGTTCTGGAAGAAGCTCATGCCGTACTCGCGGATGTTGAGCGGGGTGACGCG